TTTTTGCCAAACTTTTTATCAGCTTGTCTTTTAGCTGATTTATATGCTTTAGACTTCTTATTAAAAGATTTAGGTTTCCCTAATTTCTTTGGTCTAGGTTTAGCAAATATAGGTTTCTTCTTAGGCATTATTTTTTCTTTTTCTTTTTCATCATTTTAGATTTCTTTTTAGCTGGTCTTCCTCTTTTAGACCCATAAGTTCCTTTTCCCATTGGTGTCATAATAAACTCCTATTAGTTAGTTATTTTTCCACCCGACCACTTTGCATCGGGTAATCCATTTGTATATTTCTTGCCATCAAATGTCAAAACCTGTTTTCTATTACTTCCATCTTTGTATGAAACGTGTATCCACCCACTATTTTGTTCTCCTGTGTAGTACTCTAAAATTAGTTGGTCAAAATCTACATTGTTTTGAATCCATAAAGCTACTTCAAGATTAGAAACTCCTAAGACTTCCATATCACAAGCCTGTCCTAAACAATGTTGTGATGTTGCTTTTGAACCTATTGCCTCTGATAATTCTGGGCTACGATAACCAGATGTGATTGTAATTGGTTTTTCAAACTTTGCTCTAACAGGCTCTAATACTTCATAACAAAGATCGCCTAAGTTTTTAATCTCTCCAGCACCAGCTTTATTCTTGATACCTTTTCTTGTAGCAGTTTGAGATTTCTCAAATTCTTCTAATGTAAAATGTTTAGAAAGTTGCATTAAACCTCTTATGGTTTAGTTGGAAATTCTACTGCTTGTACTTGTTCTACTGTTGTTAAATTTTCTGTAATATCTCTTAATGCTTGTCTATAAGTTTCCCATGCAGTTTTATCAACTATTGGAGAATCTGACATCATTACCCAATCGCAAGACTTTAACATAGCATCTCGTCTTTGTCTTAAATCTGCCATAGCTCTATCAAATGCACCATTGTTCCAAGCAGTTTCTTCAGCTTGTCTTTGTGCGATTTCTTCTTGCGTTAGAGGGATTTGAACTCCGTCTACTAATTTATGTGGTGTTGTCATAATAATCTCCTTTTATATTAATTAACTCCGAAAAGCAATATCTCTCCAGCATCTATGTTTCCTGATGACATTTGAAATTTTACAGCATTAATTGCTGATGTGGTATTTCCATAACCAGCTATTAAAGGCGACCAGCAATAATCTCCACTTTGATTAATATTATTACCTCTTGATATAAAGTGTTTTACAAAAGTCGTAGAAGATGGATTAAATAAGTGTAAGTAACCACTTCCACTTTCATCACTTCCATTACCTACACCAGATAGTAAATTTTGATTTGATGTAGATTGTGCTAAATCTTCTCCACTAAAATAACCCAAAGCCGCAGTAATATCATATTCATCATGGTATGCACCAAAATAAGTAGATGTTTTAGTTACATTATAAGTAGAACCACCATCTGTACTTAGATTAAATTGAAATCCAACCGCATTATTAGCTGGGTGCATATTTATATAATAAAAAACATATTCCTTATATGTACTATCAATACCAGATGTGAACTCTATACTAGCAGATGCACTAGCAGTAGCTTTTGAGATAAATTTTAAACTTCCACCAGCATTTACTGTTCCATTGTCGAATATTGTTGTGCCGTTAGATATTAAACCCATAATTACTCCTTATTTTACTCCATACATTTTAATTATTCCATCATCAATGTTGCCAGCTGAACATCTAAACCGAATTGCATTTACTGCTGATGTGGTGTTTCCATATCCAGCTAAATTATAATTAATATTAAAATTATCTTCTGAATTTACTGATGTTCTTGCAATAAAGTGTTTAACAAAGGTTGTAGAACTTGGATTAAAAATTTGAAAAGTACCAGAACAACATTCATCATTTAGATTACCTAAATTATTTGAGAATAATTGAAATGATGTTGATTGTGCTAAATCGTATGCAGTTGTATAATCTAAATTTGCTAATGTATCAGCTTCATCATGGTATTGTCTAAACATAGTAGTTGTCTTTGTTACATTGTAATTTGTACCACCATCAGTACTTAAATTAAATTCAAAATTAACTACATTATTTGAAGGATGAATATTAATATATTTAAACACATAAGAATCATAAGTTGAATCTATCCCAGATGTAAAATCTATTGTTGCACTTGCACTTGCTGTTTGAGTTGAAATTAATATTAAACTTCCTGTTGATACTCCAGCATCTAAAGTACCATTGTCTATTAATGTTGTTCCACCTGATACTACTGCCATTTTAACTGTCCTTTATTCCATATAGTTTTATTGTGCCATCAACAGTTCCTAAATTGTGACTAAATTGTATAGCATTAATTGCAGAGGTAGTATTAAAATACCCAGATATAAAACTATCAGTTGCATTAGGGTCTTTATCGTTTTGAATTGTTCTTATAAAAAAATGTTTAACGAAAGTTGTGCTTGATGGATTAAATAAAAACATTTCTCCACAAGCATTATCATCTGCATTACTTCCCATTCCAGTAACAATTATTCTTTGACCACCTGTTTCTTGTGCTAAATCTGAACTAGCTCCATAACTTACTTCTGTATAAACATCACTTTCTGAATGTAAACCATAAAAAGCACTTGTAGTTTTTATAATTCCATAACTACTTCCACCATTTGTAGAACCTTTTAATAAAAGTCTTGAATCTGATGTTCCAGCATGAATATTAATAAATTCAAACTTATAAATAGGATAAGTACTATCTATCCCACTTGTAAATGATATTGATGTTGAACCTGATGCTGTTTGTTCAGATATAAAAACTAAATTTCCTAGACTAGCTTGAAATGCACCATTATCTAAAATTGTAGTGCCATTGGAGATAAAAGCCATGTTAAATCTCCTCTAGTTTGAACTTATATTTTTTGCCTGATTTGTTATTAACAATGAATAAATCGTCAGCACCCTCTTGAATAGTCCAATTACCTTTAGTGCCATCTACAGAGTTACCTTGTTCTTTTGCTTCGTTAGATAAATTTAAGTCTCCAGTATAGATGTTAGCCCAAACTTTAGATGAAGAACCTAAATCATAAGTATCAGTTGTTGATGGAATAATTGATTCTCCTACTGCACTAAAATCAGTTGCTACATCTCCAAATTCTAATGCTGTAGCACCAGCATTTACTAAAAGTGCTTGTCCAGCAGTACCAAGAGCAGTTAATCCTGTACCACCCTTTGTTGTTGGAATAGTTGGTAAAGAAGCAGTTCCTAATCCATCAGTTACAACTAAACTTTGTCCAGTAGGAATAGTTATTGTTGAACCAGTTGAACCTTCAATTTGATCTACTTTAATTTTTGACATATTATCTCCTTTTATATTAATTTAATTTTAAAATCAATGCACATTATATTATATCTAATGATCCTGTTCCAGAAATAGTCCAAGTAAATCCACTATTTATAGTAATAACACCTTTTAAAAAACTATTTTTCGTAGATGTAGTTGTGGTTGTAACATTAGAAGTAATAGTATTATAGTTTGAAAATACAGCTCCTTCAGTAGACAGTTCACTAGCTTGAATAGTATCAAAAGATAATACTCCAGAACCATTAGTAACTAATGCTTGTCCATTAGTTCCATCTGCTGTTGGATGTGATAAACCATCTATAATAACTTTACCTGTTCCATCAGGTGTAATTGAGATATTTCCATTTGAAACTGATACGATTGAATTACCATTAACATCTAAATTACCACCTAATTGTGGAGAACCATCTTGTATAACATCTGTTAATGCTCCAGAAACTATTGCGTTCCAAGAAGAACCATCATAATATTTTAAAGCATTAGCTGAAGTATTATAAACTAAATCACCAGCATCTAATGAAGTAGATGGATCAGAACTATCTACTCTATATCGTTCTGCAAAAGAATTAACACCAGAAATATTTGATGCAACACTTTGCACACTACCAATATTTGTTGCTACTGTTCCTATTGTATTAGATCCACTTAAATCTGTAGCTACAGTACCTATAGTATTTAAACCAGATAAATTTGTAGAAACAGTTTGAATATCAGATAAATTAGTATTTACATTTGAAATTACACTTAAGTTAGTATTAACATTTGTAATTATAGCTATATTTGTATTAACATTTGTTATTGCAGTATCATTATTTGCAACAGTAATAATTTCAGAATCAATTGCTGCTACTTGCCCAATCTCAGTATTTAATCCAGCAATTGTAGCAATGTTATTTGTTGGAGATATTTGACCTGCAACTAAAGTTATATTATTTATGTTTGTTGCATTACCAACTGTTTGAACATCTGTAATATTATTTGATACTGTATCAATCTCAGATACAGCTTCATTTAAATCATCAGCTACAGTT